GGGGGATGTTATCCTATGGTGTCCCAGAGTGTATAAGAGAGACACCTTCCTTAACTATGCAACTTTCTGCATATGGGCGGTGACCACCCTTCCTTAACTATGACCATTCCCTTACTGGGGGGGGGGGATCCTCAACCAGGATCAATCCCCCTATGAGAACCTTTCCCAAAAACCACGACTATCTGGGGTTAAACAAGGAACCGATAGACCATGACATGTCCCAGATGATACTGGGTTACCTATGATCTATCTCTCCTTCTGTCTTATGGTTCTCTTCCCTTAATAGACTCTATGTCCTGAAGGATACGACTGTAGCGTCAGCGGAAGGAGTAGACTTCAGGACAAGGAGAGAAGAGAGAGATACTGGTTTGGTATGATGTGGTATGACCTATTGACACCCTAAAGAGTCTTCCTCTATCTAAGAGATATACTCCCCTCTGGAAGAGAAGAAGAGATGCTGACTCAAGATGAGTTGAGAGATGCTCTACCTGCAGCCTTCAAGGCGGCAGCTACCCCTGCACTGCTGGCTCAGGTCAATGCCATTGCCACCGATCCCGAAGAAGCCAGGGTCTTCAAGGGCAACTTCATGTCCTTTGGTTCGGTGCTGGAAGAGGGCCGGTTCCGGCTCGATGATTACATCTCGGCAGTGACCTACATCTCCCACAAGATGATGGGATGCTCGAACCAGACGGCATGGAAGAAGACCTTCCCCGATCGGTATCAGATCCTGGTCAACCGGGCTGCTACCGAGAAGGAGATCAGCTCCTATGTGGCGGCCTATAACTCCGGGCAGCTGGTCAACAAGGTCCGGGAGCAGAGCCTGATCCCGACCTGGATCCTGAACGCAGGTGCCTACCAGGAAGCGATCAACGTCCAGTATTCGATCATGAATGACGAGGATGTCTCGGCCAAGGTCCGGGTTGAGGCAGCGAACTCTCTGCTCACCCACCTGAAACCCCCGGAGACCAAGAAGGTTCAGATCGACCTGAGTGGCCAGACCGGCCGGGGGCTCGATGCTCTGAAGGAGATGATGACCGCCATGGCTCAGGTGCAGCTGGCTGCCATCGAGTCCGGGGTCTCCACCAAGGAGGTGGCCCATCAGCCCCTGCCCGGCTCGATGCGGGACGTGACCCCGAAGGCGCCTGATCCGGTGTGACTTGCTTTGGTGTGGTGTGGTGTGCAAGTATCCGGGCAACCAGAAGGAGCCCAAGATGAACCAGCACCCCCACTACGTCTTCAGCAAGGTCGATGAAGCCAAGGCAAATGAGGCAGCCTTTATTGCCGAAATGATGAAGAAGGTTCCTCCTGCCGCCCCGCCGAATAAGATCCCCTCGACTGGGGTGGCTCCCAAGCTCCTCGATGATGCAGCCCAGGCTCTCCGCGATCGGGCCGTGACCCGAGATGCCGAAGGTGGGGAGAGGTCCATGGCTCGGACGGTGGCGATCTTCAATGCCATGACCGGGCAGAACCTGACCGAGCTGGAAGGCTGGCGCTTCATGATTTCCCTGAAGCTCGCCCGTGGCATGCAGGGTCAGGCTCATCTCGATGACTATGTCGATCTTGCCGGATATGCCGCCCTCGCGGGGGAATGTGCGACCGGCCTGCAGCCGGGGGCCTGAACCATGGGCAAGAAGAGCAAAGAGCTCACCCCGCGGCAGAAGGCCAAGGAGGGTCTGAAGACTGGCTGCTTCGATGCCATGGCTGTGCTGGTCGGACGGAACAAGGATGGGGAGGTCTCGATCGTCTCCAGCCACAACAGCGCCGATGCCCTCTACCTCCTCGAGGCGGCCAAGCTGCAGATCCTGCTGGATGACCCGAACATCGTCTCCGATGCCGAGCCCCTGGAAGAAGCCCCACGGGGTCTGTTGAATTGATGGTTCAAGAGGCCCTGCCGTCGTCTGATCCCGATCAGGTTGACATTGCCGCCATGCTGGCGGCCCGTGGCCTCGTGCGACAGTCCGTCGATGAGTGGCTGAACCAGGTGGACTATGGTTCGCTGAACTCAGGCCATTACATGCCGAGCGTCTTCGCCCTGAGCTTCCTGAACTTCATCAAGCTGGTGAACGGGGAAGAGGGTGAGGAGAACCTGACGCCTGTGGTTCACCTCGCCATGCTGGACCAGATCGCAGGCAAGAAGCAGAACATCGCCAACCTCTGCTTCCGGGGTGCAGCCAAGACCACCCTGATGGGGGAATACCTGGCTCTCTACCTCGGGGTGTTCGGGGAGATCGACGGCTTCGGGAAAGTCGAGGGCATGCTCTATGTCTCGGACTCTATGGACAACGGGGTGAAGAACTTCCGGCAGAACATCGAGTTTCGATACCACAACTCCGAGTTCCTGAAGGAGTGGCTGCCGGAAGCCAAGTTCACCGAGAACTACATCGAGTTCCGGTCCAAGGACGGCAACCGGCTGGGCATCAAGATGTATGGTGCCAAGTCCGGTATCCGTGGTTCCAAGGTCTTCGGGAAACGTCCCACCCTCTGTGTGCTCGACGACCTCGTCTCGGATGATGACGCCAAGTCAAAGACCGCCATGGCCTCGATCAAGGACACGGTGACCAAGGGCGTGGACTTCGCTCTGCACCCGACCCGGCGCAAGACCCTCTGGAACGGCACCCCCTTCAACAAGGGCGACGTGCTCTATGAGGCAGTGGAGTCCGGGGCCTGGCACGTCAACGTCTGGCCGGTCTGTGAACGCTTCCCCTGCAGCAAGGCCGAGTTTCGGGGAGCCTGGGAAGATCGCTTCCCCTACCACATGGTTAAGACCGCCTATGAGAAGGCGGTGCTGGAAGGGACCGTCAACGCCTTCATGCAGGAGCTCATGTTGCGGATCACATCCTCTGAAGAACGCCTCGTCCAGGACAGTGAGATCCGGTGGTTCAGCCGGCAGGCTGTCCTGCAGAACCGGGGCAAGTTCAACTTCTACATCACCACCGACTTCGCCACGCGGGCCAAGCAGTCGAACGACTTCTCGGTCATCTCGGTCTGGGCCTACAATGCCAATGGCGATTGGTTCTGGGTGGATGGGATCTGCAAGAAGCAGACCATGGATCACTCGGTCAATGACCTCTTCCGGCTCGTGGCTGAGTATCGGCCGCAGGCGGTGGGTATCGAGATCGCCGGGCAGCAAGGCGCCTTCATCCAGTGGCTCACGAATGAAATGATCACCCGGAACCAGTGGTTCACCTTCGCTCTCGGGAAGAATGGGCAGCCGGGGATCCAGCCCGAGGGCGACAAGCTGGCCCGCTTCAATCTGGTGGTTCCCCTGTTCAAGGCGGGCAAGATCTATCTGCCTGAGGAGATGAAGAGCTCCCATATCCTGGGCGAGCTCCTGCAGGAGATCCAGCTGGCCACGGTCTCCGGGCTGAAGTCGAAGCACGATGACTTCATCGACACCGTCTCCATGCTGATGTATCTTAAACCCTGGAAGCCTTCCGAGGACGCTCCGCAATCCCAGAACGAAGACGGTATCTGGGGGCTGGATGAACCTGAAGATCACGGCCAATCCACCCTCTCCTCCTACATCGTCTAGCCCGCCCGGTGTGGTGTGGTGTGGTTTACCGAAGGGATTGCTGAACCATGGAACTTCAAGAGCTGTTCAAACGCCTGAGCTATGGGGAGCTGTCCGCGCTCTCGATCGGGATGGAGGGGGCAGGCGCCATTGCCGAGGATCAGCAGGGCAAGGTCCAGTCCCATATCGAGCTGGCTCTGAAGGCGCTCCACGCCCGCTTCATCCTGCGGCGGGGGTTCCATACCCTGACGATCGTCGAGGGGCAGAAGTCCTATGACCTCAGCCTGTTGATCCCGGATCTGGTGAAGATCCTCTCCGTCGGCCGGGAGGATGACCCCCTGACCTCGAAGAACGAGGCCCAGCCGTTCGGCATCAACCGACATGACGATCTGTGTGGAACCATCCAGATCCTCTCCCATGACGAGATCCTCTTCGAGAGTGCCATCGCCGGGGAACGCTATACGATCGAGTATCAGGCTGGGCATCCGGCCCTGCCTGATCCGCTCGATCTGGAAGCCCAGGTCCGCATCCTGCCTGCACTGGAGGAAGCTCTCCAGGTCCGGGTGGCAGCCGGGATCTTCTCAGGTATGTCCGGGGAAGCCCATGTGGCCAAGAGCGTCCAGCTGATGAACCGTTACGAGGCGCTCTGTGCTGTCGCCGAAGAGGGCGATCTCGCGCAGGACGATACGACCTCCGGCTTTGACCGGCTGCGGGACAAAGGGTTCATCTGATGCCGATCGAAGACATCGCCTCCTGGGCAGAGAACCTCGAGCTGGTGGTTCTCCCCGGTATCGAGACAGACATCGCCTCGCTTGAGCAGGTGGTTCAGGATGTCGCCCTGAACCACAATGCCCGGATCGACGCCGCCCAGGATGATGCGGATGCGGCACAGGGCACCGCCAACTCGGCGATCAGCTCGATCTATGAGGCGACCCTGGCGGCTCGGGTCTACACTGATGCCCGGATCCAGTATGTGCTGGATCAGATCCCCGGCATCTTTGCCGGATGGTCGGACGATATGACCACCGGGATCACCACAGGCGTCATGACCGGGGTGAGTGCAGAGGTTGCCGCTGCGGTCGCGCAAGCGACCAGCGCGGCAGCAGCAGCCCAACAGGTGGCATCGGAACTCGGGCTTGAGCTCGATGACATGCAATCGGTGGCGAGCCAGATCCTGGATACCGAACTACCGAATCAACAGGCCCAGATCGACAACGCAGCCCTGGCTGCGATCCAGGGCAACTCGACCCTGGCCATGGTGCTGGAAGGTCTGAACTCGGACTCGATTGCCGAAGCCCTTGATCTCCGGGAAGCCCGGCTCACCGAGGCGATCAAGCCGCGGCAGCGATCGACCCTTCGGTTGCCGGCCTCAAGCTGGACCACCGAGTCGGACAGCCTGACCTTCTTCCCG